TATCAAATGTATCTTTTATGTAAGTCCATTCTTTTTCATCGATGTGAAGATATGGCTCTTGGTTTTTAAACTTGTCGAAATAATCTAAATACATTATTCTCCGAACAGGTCTTTGAATGCCTGATTCGCAGCTGCGGATTGTTGTGACTTCTTCTTTACCTCTTCTTCTTTCTCTACCTTGATATCATGGTCACCTCTTGCCCATTCATCGTTTTCAATCTTACTCGCCATCATATCTGCCTGATGTAATATATAAGGTATGTTTGTTTTGAGTTGTCGGTCTTTAGAATAACTAATGTAATAACCTTTATTAGCTTCTTCATATAATCCATCGGTCAATCTTAATCCAAGATACTCATTTTCTGTCATAGGAATACCAAAGTGTTGTAACAACCAAATAGCTCTATCTGTTACTGTCATGTATTGCAACTTACCATTGTGTTTGTAAATCAACCCTTGATTTTTTCTATGCCAGTCCGAATCGTTTGGTGTGTAGTAGTCCTCTGATAAATCACCAACTTTACCTAAGTCGTGATGAAGAGCAGCAAATATTAACTCTTCTTTATCAAAATTATCAATGGTCGCACCATTCTTACCCCAAAGGTCATATATCTGAACGACTAAATCAGTAATGTGTAAAACATGTTCCACATACCCACCGGCGTGAGCATTGTGAAAGTGTTCTTTTCCACTTGCTGGTGCAAGACACATTCTTTCTTCAAAGTAATCATACATCTTCAACAACTTCTCCAGCCTTTCGCCAGAGAAGTTGTCGTTGATTAGTTGTATGAGTTTACCCCAATTTTCTTGTATTTGTTCTGGTGATAACTCTTTCATTTTATAACTCCGTAAGTTTGAAGTAAGACTCGTAACGAATCTTCCATCCATTTTGATTTAATATATCCACCTTAGTTTGCACATCAGATGGTAGTTGAGGATCCATAGACACGATTAATATTCTCCTTAATCCTGTCTCATATGCGTATGCTTGACCTTGAACAATAGCTTTCCACATTCGACCTACTGTACTTTCTTTTTTTATTTCAATAATAGTATCAGTTGGTTTGTTTGCGTCTAAGTCCATTGGAACTATGTCAGGATAACCTGAGTGTAAAGCATATTGAGAGTCAAAATCTCTCGTATTAATTGACAAATACTTTCTCAACTTAGAAGAATCTTTCAATCTTTCAAGAAGTTTTTCTTCCATATCAGCTTCACTAATACTAAGGTTACGATTAGAGGATCTTACATATAATTTCTCATCTCTCAAAAAATCAGCAAAATCTTTTTCAAATCTTTCAACTGATTCTGACATTACTATATCATCTTTTGTAGCAGTTGTTTCAATACCTCTTCTTATCTCCAAAGTACCAAACAAAGCTTCAGAACGAGAACTAGCTTTATAATTACCAAATTTAATTGGAACACCCATAATAGTGTAACTTAAACCAACAAACTCTGATTTATATCTAAAAGGATTTTGTTTATACTCTTCGCTTTCAGAATCGTACTTATTATCACCTGAGTGTTCAAAATACTGATACATAGCTTTATTATGTGGTAAGTATCCAATTTCATAGTCTATCTCAATACCAGTCCTATCGGATTTTTTCTCAACATAATCATTATGTTTATATGTACCAGCAATCTCATAGGTGTTAGGACCTAAGTTGAATTCATCATTATTTGTTGCCTTATATAACATTTCAAAGGGTAAACCAGTAGATGGATTTGTTCTACCTTCTTGTATCGCTTTGGTTCCAGAAAAAATAATATCTCTTTTCTTTAATTCCCAATTATCATGAAGTTCATCGTTCTTTAACCATATAATATCTATGTCAAGTTGTTCTCCTAAATACAAATGGTAAGAAGCTTCTAAAGATGCGACTAAGTTAGTGTACCAATTAACTCTCTCTCCCAAATTTTTCATTGGAACTTTCATTTTTATCTGTGTTCCTGTTTGTTCCTTTGCCACCCAATCCTTAGTATTCAAATCATACCACAGAATTGGTTTTGATTTTTTTGTGTAAAAAGAAGCAAATTCGTTATTCAAATCAGGTGTTAAATCAAAAAAATCAGAACCATCATTTGATGTTCTGATATATTCTAACCAACCTTCATGTGGATTACCACCTGTCCACCAATTAACAGCAGTTTTCATTCCACGACCATGTGCACTAAGTATCGCTGGTGTTTTATATGACATACCAAGATTCATAGCATTTGGTAATGATTGTGTTGGATTAAAAAAACCAATAAAATCATCGGTTACTGTGACCTCTCGTTTATCTGTATCAAAAACCACTTGTACACTTACTTTACCTGAATAAGTGGTTTCATCGGTTAAGACATTATTAATTAACTCTCTGGTGGCTGTGTTTTTAGTGTAAGCTACTTTACCTTCACCTCTCCAACCTTTCCAAGTTATCTTTACTGGTTGTGACTCGTTTTTACTATGTTGATTTAGATATGTATGACTCGAAGCGTTCATAATATTCTCCTATGTTATTCTATTTTCGCCCCACTAATCAGGACTTTAATAGGATTATTGATTATTAACACCCAAGACTATGTAATATTACGGCGTCTTCTTAGTGTTATTATTAATATACACATAAAACAGTATATGTGTCAAGTATTATTTTTTGTTTTTTTCCAAACCTTTATCGTATTCTGCCCATTCTTCTTCAGTTTTCCAAGCATATGTTGAAATCCTTCCATATTTTTCTCTGATATTTTTATCATCTCTCAAAGCTTTACGATAAGGAGCAAACTTAATACCATTACCCCACATCTGCCTTATTAATTGTTTTTTGGTACAATGTCCATACTCGTCTTGTTTCTCTTTAATCCTACCAATTACTTTCTTGTAACCATCTTTATTAGTTTGTGCAGGTTTTACTGAGTTAACGACCTCATCAATATCATCTGATAATCGTTTTACATTATTAGACCACAACAAAGATTTTTTACACTCTTCTAACCCATCTTTAGCTTTTTGATTACGATATTCGTTGTCGTCTAAATACTTTTCAAGTAAATCTATTGATTCCTCATAACTACCAAAAAAGTCGGCAGTAGGATTTAACTCATGGTAATAATCATCATCAAACATTATAAAAGGACAACCAACCATCATACCATCTGTTGTAGCAACTGACCAACCATTATATTTTTGTTTGGGAGAAAACCCAACCCTACAAGTTTTTAACTTCTTTAAATATATCTCTTTTAATTCTGCCTCTGTCATACCGATGTATTTTTTCTTACCCTCTATATAACCACCATTATCGACACTTCTTTCATCCCAAGTTTTACCACCTAACTCCTTCATGGTTGACAAGTCTAGTAATGGAATCCAAACTTTAAAATCTTGTCTCTTTTCCCACAAAGGATCACATACTTTTAATATAAAATTTTGAAAATCTTTATAAGTTTTAGTTCTGTGATTAAACACGATGGTTGGAAAACTTTTTTCATCTATATCATCCACCACTTGTTCATCTAAAACTGGCAAATGAAATGACTCTATTTTATCATCAAGACTATTTACAATTTTGTCTTTAAATACCTCAGAAGCTTCTTTTAATACTAATTTCTTTTGAGAGTCTGTATTGACATAACATTTTTCCATTAAATTAATACCCTCACATTCTCTTTGAAAAGCGGGATATTGCCAGTTACAAGTGTCTTTAAAATCAAACCAATGGCTATAACCAAGAACAGGTGGTATGTGATGCCATTCGTTACCAAGATAGTTTAGTAAGTTCCAAGTCGTCTCTGGCAAATGACTAAATATAAGGTCTATATCTTTAAAGTTCCAATTCACTTCTGATTCATAATACTCCCATTGTATATCATCCTTTGAATTTTTTTCTAAAGTCCTACCTAACTTTCTGTTTCTATCTCTCGCTGCTTGTGTTCTAATACCCTCATATCTTAACTCCTCGGCCTCATCGAATCCCATTTCCTCTTGTCTCATAACGGCATAGTCTTTACCCTCATGGTATAAATTATTATCTTCTTTGAATCTATGGTCTATTTCTACAAAGGAGTGATTAAGTGAAAACTTGTCAAAGTGACCTCTTGTACTTTGAATATATCTCGGCCATGCTATGTATGCTATGTCAACATTTTCAAAATCATCAAACATATCAAATCTTCTACCCACTCTTGGTAAAATTAACTCCCACCATAAATCATCTCTGTACTTACTTAACTCACTTATCATTCTGAATATAGTTTGAACATATGAATCTTTCTCTAATTCTTCCACTTTGTAAGTTATATTAGGCCATACTAATATTCTAGTCATTGACTTTTTATATATAGACTTTTCTTTAGATATATCGTCTTTACCTTTGTTAAATAAACTATCTGCACCATCTTCGTACATATATCTTAACATGTCTCTGTTTAAACCTTGTTGTTTCATTTATTTCCCCACATTCCAAAATAAAGCGTTCTTGTTTGCATACTCTTTCATGAAAGACCAAGCCTTACTATCGTAAGTTAACGAACTTGGAAACGGTGGTCTTTCATCTTCTTTACATTCTTGTTGAAATTTATATCTTGATTTATAAGTCTCAGCTCTTCCTTGTTCTTGTGGTGTTGTATTATGACCTATTCTAACACCATATACTTTTGCATCAGGCCACGCTCCTTGTAAACCACGACTCAGAACTCCACTACTCATAACTGTCCAAACCTCTGTTGGATTTAAATTAAGACTCAAAGCTGTTCTTCTCATAGCCTCAACTATTATCGGATGGTCACCACCAAAAGGAATAAGGTGAGCATTATTTTCTTGACAATAGTATCTGGCTTTTGCCTGTATGTTAGTTAAAAAACCCATCGGAACTTCTATTATGTTACAACCTAATTCAACAGCTGCATCTGTTAACCAATACCTTTTTCCTTGTGGAACAGTAACAGTACATTTTTTACCCATGTCTCTACACGCATATGCCAATGATAACTGAGCATAACCTTGTCTTGGTGAAGCATAAACAAACTCTTCTACATCAGGTTTGTTTTTAACATAGACAGTAAATGCTCTTCTTTTTGTACCACCATTGAGTAGGTCATCTCGGACTACTCGGAAACCATCATGTTCTTTTACAACTGGCTTTGGTAGGTCTACATCGTAGTCTATATCGTTTAGTTTGTAGTCTAGTATATCCACTAAGGTTTATGAAAGATAAATATTGGTTCATATTTCATAACTTGACCACCAACAGAAACACTATTCTTTACGTTACTTTGGTCAACTCCAATCATGGATGCCATTAACATCTTTAACTTACCTTGATACTTACCACCAAGTGATTCAATAATGTCAATGCTATCTTGTTCTAAAGGATGAAAGTTATCTCCATTCAACTTGATATCGGCAATATTCCAAAGTAAGTATCTATCATTTCTTAGACTTTCATAAGCATTTGTTAATGTTGGTTTTAAGAAGTTATCTCTCCAATCTTGATACATCGGATATGCCTTGAATGATTGTCCTTCATCTTCTGAATATTGTTCTCTATCAAAGTAAGGTGGTGAAGTAAATACCATATCTAACTTACCTTTGTATTGTTGAAAGTCAGGATGGTCACCAACATGTTCAGAACCTAACTGAAAATAATGATAAGTATTTTTTGGTTCTTCCCAAAATGGATTTGTTTCCAATCCATGTTCATTGAAGAAGTCAGCAACATACTCATATCTTGACTTACCTATCTCATCTATCCAATTATCTGTGTTAGGATCTGTTCCGATATAATGTATTCTCTTCTTGGATGCCATAGCACCAAGTATTCTACCACCCCAACCACTCGAAGGATCATAAATGTTAAGTGGTTCGTCTTGTTCAATGTGGTCTGTGTATTTTTCATATAACAATCTGGCAGTAAGTGGTGGAAAATTAACTGCTGGTTGTGAGTTCAAACTCAACCTAAATATCTGAAATGCTGATGGGAACAATCTCTTTTCAATGTGATAATACCTAATCATAAAAACATTAGTTTTATTATTACCACCCTTAGTCATTACATTATCAGTAAGACTATCCACCGATAACTTGGTTTTTAGTGTTGGACACCATAAATTAGTAACCATTTCATCTGTAATCAAACCATCTTTATATGCTTGTTTAATTTCATCAGCAGATATGGTAACATATGATTTAAGATATTTTTCTTGATGGGATTTTGAAATCCAAATACGATGGTTTTTAAACTTCAGTTTATTTTCTTGATAGTATTGTAACCACTCTACGGCACTTTCACCATTCCAATATGGAAGACCACCTTTCTTATTTTCTTTTCTGTCTTTAGAAATAGACTTACTAAAGCTGTACATAGAGTCTCTACGAACTCCCCTTCTCATAGCTCTGAAGAAAAGGTCTTTATTGACATCTTCTTTTATCCTATCGTAAATAGAATTAAGACCTACATCACCAACATCACCGATACGAGTTTTAAGCATAGTTGGAAAAAACTGATTGACGCCATTCGCAAACTTATTGAAGTTCTTTATTACATTTCTTTTACCGTCATCAGCTTTTTCTATAAAACCGTGAATATCATATTCTCTAAGTTTTTTGAATGAACTAATTATCTGGTCGATATTCTGACCTACCATCGGTGGTATCCCTCGCTCGTCCCAATCCTCTATTAAATGCTGACGAACCTCTTCTATCCACTCGTCAAGTTGTTCATCAGTTTTTTGGAACAACTCGTGATAAGTGATGTTAATTTTAGAATCTATAACACCACTTTTCTCGTAGTAGTATTTACTCATCACCTACCTTTTGACGATATAGTTTAGCGTCATGTTCATCACGAGCTAAAAACTTAGTCCCATCTTTTAAGGTGAAAGTCTTGTAGTCTTTCCATTGACCTTTACTTTTCTTTGCCATTATTCATTCTCCTCATCTTTTAATTCTTCTGAAATCCACTCTTCGTAAATCTCATCTATTTGTTCTTCGGTTAATCCTCGTTTGGTGTAAGCTTCTTCTCGTGTCATATAAGTCATTGGCACATCAGATAGATTGTAATCCCTACCATATGTATCCACTAATATTGTTTGTTGTAACCAAGTTGGTTTATACTCTCGGTAGGTCATTATTTCTTCATCCTTTTATGTTCATATTTAACTAATTTAACAAAAAACCAAGAACCAAATCCAATTATAGCAATTGGTATAAAGTTGAAGTAGATTGCTACTAATATATCATTCATAGTTTATCCTTATTATTTCTACTAATTTACGAAGATTTTGGTAATTTGTCAAGCACTTTTTCCTTAAATTTTACAATGCCTTTTCCAACATTCTCTTCCCAATCAACTACAGCATTACCATCCGCACCATCGGTAATGTATTTGAATGATATGAAAGGCACATTATATAGATAACATACTTTGGCTAGAGCGTATGCCTCCATGTCTACGACTTCTCCATGATGATTACTTGAGTCCTCTACAAAACTATCGCCTGTGCCACAGATAGCATTTTTTCCTATTGGATTGAACTTTGCATTTTGTT